CTTGAAAACCCGTGTCGGTGGTTCGATTCCGCCCCACTCCATAGTGCAGGATAGAGCAGTGGCAGCTCGCAAGGTTCATACCCTTGAAGTCGTGGGTTCAAGTCCCACTCCTGCGACTAAGAATGCGGCAGGCGCCGACGGGCGCTCGTCGTGTTCAAGTGCTTGAAAGCCAGACGTGGCATTCAAGTGCCGGTCAGCGTCAGACGTGGCGCTGATCGTTCTGTGTGTATAGGCCATTGAACGGCTTATGCACATATATCAGATGTCTGGACAGCATACGTATGTCAGACAAGTCGGATCTGCGATGTTGGAACATTACCAGCCGAGAGACTGGTATGAGGGTTCGATCCCCTCCCGCGGAACTGGACAACAGATACCCAGGCGTTTTGTTGTGGTAGCAACGCCGTCCACCAGTAGGCTCACTGGCAAATGAATCGCAACAGTGCGCAGGTGAAAGGGCGCACTCAGGGTACTGGCTTGGATGGCTGAGCTGCATGGGTTCGACTCCCACAGTGCCCATCTTGGCAGGTATCACTGCGGCATGTGCTGGCAAGGCAGTGCTGCGGGATGCACTGTCAGACATGATGCTGTTTTCTCCTTCTGCGATACCGGCCTGGTTGGCGGGCTTTGACAGGTTCGAACCCTGCGGTATCCTTTGGCACGGCTGAGCAGAAGCAGCGGGAAGGTTTTTCTTTACACTTCCTTGTTTCCTTCTCCTGCGTATGTTGGCTGTGCTTCAGGGACGTAGCTCAAACAAGCGGCCTTGGCCATCGGCGGAAATGTTTTCCTGATCGACAGCCCGAAACTGCCGGTGTGCCGCAGCTGCCGGGAGAGGCGGTAACGAATGGCTTTGCATGAGACCTCAACCACTGTGATTTCCCTCCGCGTTACAGATGCCGGTTCGAGTCCGGCCGTCCCTGATTGCTCGGTGTGGTGACCGGGCATGGTATGTTTTTCTTTTTCATAATACTCCTTTTTATTTTCATCGCAGGTATCGTGTGCTCGCTCATGGTGCTGTGCGGGAAAGCCGGTTGGTGGGTGTCTGCCGGGACATTCGCTGACCGGTTTTTCTGTTGGGGGTATGGAGTTCAGGATGCGTTCAGGCTGGAAAGGTGGGTTCATGAGTAAGGTTGTAAATGGTTCATTTCTGTCCACGGTTACTGTTCTCGGGACGAGGGTAGACGAGTACATCCGCTTGAACGGGCAGAACCCGAATTATATTGTGATGTCTCGGGAAACGTATAGGCTGATTGAAGCGTCGGTTGACTTCAGCCTTGAATTTTCGTCCAGTGGTTTCCTTCAATTCCGTGGAATTCCAATAGCTGCGTGTGACAAGCTGGACTTTGGTCAGTTTGAGTTGGTTTAGGTTGAATATTCTCGAGCACCCAGAGTGCCAGCAAAGGGACTATGGGCGAATTATCGAGAAATATAGAGATCATACAAAAACTGCATAGAACGGACTTGACACAGCTCCGGAACCTTTCGATGCTGTACGACATGTGTCTGGCCGTGAAGGATGAAGATCTTGAGCTGGCGAAAGCGGAAATGCGCACAGTGAAGGAAAGGGCGTCGTTGCTGACCAGAACGGAAGGCAGTCCGGCGGTAGAGCTGTACTGGAACGCTATGCTGCTTCTGGCGCAGAACCGGGATCTTGACTCATATCTCATTTATCTCGAAAGGTACAGGGAACCGGAACAAAGGTTCTACCTGCCGAGAAGGAAGCAGTTCATGCGGTTGGGGATCACCCAGGCATTGCAGGAACTGATTGATGATAAGTTGGATATTCTGGCGATCTCGTGTGCTCCGGGGGTCGGGAAAGCGCAGCCATTGTACAGCAAGGTATTGACTCCGTCCGGCTTTGTGCGGATGGGTGACATCCACGTTGGCGATACCGTCATTTCCGGGGAGAACCGACACAGCAAAGTGATCGGGGTCTTTCCGCAGGGGAAGAAGCCAATATACGAAGTGACGTTTGACGATGGTTCCAAGTGCCGGTGCTCAGATGAGCATCTTTGGAAGGTGCTTGTGTGTGAGGGCCATGGATCCGGTGAGTGCCACGTCCTTGAGCTAAAAGACATGTTGGACTGCCTGCGAGACAGCGACGGGTGTCCGAGGTACAGGGTTGGCCGCCTGACCGGCGAAAACCCGTTTCTCCTGTCAGCGGAATACATTGGCGATGAAGAGTGCCAGTGCATCATGATCGATGATCCATGCCATCTGTATGTCACAGACGACTACATCATCACCCACAACACGACCATCGCTGAAATGTTCCTTTCCGGCTGGATCGGATGGGATCCGGCGGCATGCAACCTGTTTTCGTCGCACTCCGGCCATGTCACGCGGATGGTCTACGATGTGGTCAGTAATATTATCGGAGCTGACCTGAAGAAGGACCAGATCCCGGAATATGCCTGGCGTGAGATCTTCCCTGATGTAGTCATACAGGACGTGAATGCGAAGGAAGAGACCATCAACCTTGACCGGTTCAAGTCGTTCAAGTCGTTGACCTGCCGTGCCATCGGCGCATCCCAGACCGGTGTAACCCGTGCTGACGGATTGCTTTACTGCGATGACCTGTGTTCGGGCATTGAAGAAGCCCTGTCAAAGATCCGACTGGACAAGCTGTGGCAGAAGTACACGACAGACCTGAAGACCAGAAAGAAGGGTGGCCGTGGCGGCCGGCGCGTGAAGGAGCTGCATATCGCAACCAGATGGTCTGTCTGGGATGTGATTGGACGGCTGCAGAGGCAGTACGAAGGCGACCATCGTTGTAAGTTCATCGCATATCCCGATATCGATCCTGAGACCGGGAAAAGCAACTGGGACTTTGACTACGGCGTGGGGTTTGATGAAAAATACTTCCACGACATTGAAGAGTCCCTGGACCCCATCACCTATAAGTGCCTGTTCAAGAACGAGCCGGTTGAGCGAGAAGGCTTGCTGTATGAACCGGATGTACTTCGAAGGTTCAAGGAACTGCCGCCAGGCAGAGAGCCGGATGCGATCTGGGCGTTTCTGGATCCGAAGGGAACCGGTGCGGACTACAACTGTCTGGGCGTGTTTTACCAGTATGGTGCTGACTACTACCTGAAGGATGTTGTCTTCCGAAACATCGATCCGTATATCCTGGACGACCTGAACGCGGAGTGCCTTGTCCGGAACAACGTGCAGATCTGTCAGATCGAGTCGAACAAAGAAGGTGTGCGGACCGGCGATATCATCCAGGCAAAGGTGAAAGAGCGCGGCGGACGGTGTGTGATTGAGAAGAAATTTGCGACCGCGAACAAGGAGACCCGGATCATTGTCAATTCGGCGTGGGTCATTCAGCATGTGCTGTTTCTGGAACCGAGATCGGTGGATAACCCGGATGGATACATGGCAAATTCTGAATACGGTCAGTTCATGGGATACCTGACTTCCTACAGTCAGCTGTCAAAGAACCAGCACGATGATGCGCCTGATATGGTGACGATGCTTGCCATACATGAAGGTGCTGATGGAGAAAGCCAGGTGGCATCCGTGCTGAGCGGGATCGTGTAGGAGCTGTGTGGCAGGGGCGCTTGTTTGTAAGCAGATCATTTGTGGAGGGGAGACGTTGGACAGAACGATACTTGTGAGATACATGGATGCATGCGCTTTGGTGGAAGAGACGGAGGCCGATCTTGCCCGGCTGAAGGAAGAGCGGAAGGATCATGCTGTCGACTCCGTGAAGGGTTCAAATCCGAACTTCCCGTATGAACCGCGGGTGTTCCGTGTTGAAGGTGTCAGTTATCAGGAATACTTGAAGCCGGACGAGCAGAAGCAGATTGAAAGCCTTCTCCAGAAGCGCAGGGATGCTGCCGCAATGGTCCGTGTCGAAGTGGATGCGTGGCTGAACACCATCCCCATCAGGATGCAGCGGATCGTCCGGGCAAGGTTCATGCAGCACAAGACTTGGGACGAAGTACGCAAGTCACTTGATGCGGCTTCTCCTGAAGCTGTGCGGATGGAATTTGAGCGTTTCATGAAAAAAGACCGGGAGCGCGACGCTGCCGATGCGGGCGATGAAAAATAGTTTGTTCTTTCCAAAAAAAATGTTTGTCAAAAGGTTGACGAGTTCTATCTGTTCTGATAATGTGAAAATTGGAGTAAAAGAAAATATCCAGGGAAAGTGTACCGAACGCGGTGCGCTTTCTTTTTTTATGCAAAAAACTGCCGGTATCGGCTTTGGATAGGTGAACCTGATGAAGAAGATGAAAGACTTCCGGTGCGCTGGCTGCCGCAAGCTGTTGGCGCGGACAAACGGCGACACCGAAGTGAAGTGTCCACGGTGCGGGGCGCTGAATACATACAATAGCGAAACCGGTAAAGTTGAGCTGAGCGTTCCGGGACGAAGTGAACGCACGACATCTTCCGGCATCGTGTTTGAGTGACAGGGTGGTGATGTGTTATGGCGGCAACGGTTGCTGGTGCGTACACAAGAGAGTTTGAGCTTGAGCTGCTTGGACGCAAAAGAATCTATACAGACGTTGACACGATCACTCCCGAAAATATATTTGCCGTTCTCGGTCAGGCGATGGCGATCCATGAGATCAACATGCAGGAGATCATCTACCTTCTGGAGTACGAGAAGGGCATACAGCCTCTTGTCCGAACCAAGAATATCAGGCCGGAAGTGAATATCGAGGTTGCCGACAACATCGCGAACCAGATCGTGGAGTTCAAGCTGTCCTATAATTTCGGCAACCCGATTACCTACGTTCAGCGCGGCAATAAGGATATCGCGGGAAATGATCCTGACAGCGATGACAATGCGATCAGCCAGCTCAATGAGATGAATGACGCAGAAGCTGCCTATGCAAAGGATCAGGAGATGGCGCGGTACCTCGAGATATGCGGTATAGGCCATCAGATGGTAGATGTAAAGCGCGAGAACGACAATGGTTCCGCGTTCGATCTGCATGTCCCGA